CTTCTAATCCCCTCGCGGACAAACGAGGGGGGGAGTCCCGGAATAACCAAAAGGTTACCTTCAAAATCCCATTTAATTAAAGCCGCTAATTATGCAAACTCAACGCCTGGCCTCCTGGTACTTCTCTGGGTCCCAGAGACTCAGAGGAAGTACATTCTTGGCAGTGACTGTGCATAAAGGATCAACAAAAACACAACTCAACAACTGCATTTCATAATAATCTGTCCAATCTGGAACAACAGTTTTAACTAATTTCCGCATTTTGTGATCCAAAATATCAGTGCCTCCAGCCAGACGTTTCAACTCACGAACTATTGAATTCGTCTCATGCACACCAAGCGCAACAGCTTGGTCTTCTCCCAGCCCTGTATCGCCAGAATTTCTAGCATGCGCAAGCCCCAATTGGGCAAAATAGTTGCAGAGTGGGCCACAATCCTTGAAATTCTCTGCACGCGCATACATAGCAGACAAACCGACTTCTCCAACCTTCGTTGGATCCTGCTTAACCAAATTGGAGCAGGTCCACGAAGATGACGCGATATTCCTAGGAATCTCAGGACAAAAAGCTCCCACGGGCCCATAATGATCACATAGGAAATCAAAGCCTGTGAAAGTCATCTTATCTTCAACATAAACCAATTTCATCCTGAAACCCATCGAAGTCCAGCTCTTTTCAATCGCATCTCCATCAACCTTTTCGGTGGTACTCAACACTGAATCATCTCCCTCAAACGCAAATTTGAGAGTATACCAGCATCCATCAACCACCGATTTATACCAAACTGGCTCAGAAGGATTATAGACAAAGCGCCTAACCACATCCTCAGGATCTTCAGCCAGCACACAAATCCAACACACAAGATTGATGAAATAATTGAAACAACTGGTTCCCCGATGCCCAGATTGCCGGATAGAATCAATCATAACACGGATGGGGGAAACCAATTTCCTTCCTTCAACTTTGGCTTTCCCCTTAATAACCGGCTTCTGCATATCCTTCAAAACGGCTTCCATCCAAGTTCGAGGCACTTCAGGATCTTCACCCAATATCTCAATAATATGTTGTATGACTCTGTTCTCGGTCATTCCTCGAATCTTGAAATTGCAACAAGCATCCCACGCCGAACCATCTCCTTCAATTATGGTGCACTTCTCTTTTTGACGCAGATGCTTGGCGACTCGGCCCATTGCTTCATGCTTGGGACAATGCTTAATACTTGCCGATTCAAAAGTCTCGAAAAGCAACTCTTCGAAACACTTAACCGGCAATTGCATCATCACCTGGGCTTTATCGCCACATTGGATAATGGGCCGAGGAGCCTTACCTTTAGCAGGCAAAGCTTCATTAAGCTTAATCTGAAATTCCTGCTCAATCTTAGCATGGGTATCAGATAAGCATTCCTCAACTCCATGTCTCCACCGCCTTGAATCCCACTTCTTCGACTTAAACTCATCAAACTCAGGATGTTCTTCTCTCCACTTCCTAATGCGATCAGGAGTGAAAACATGCTTGATCAAACTTGTAACAGTGGCATCAATGCGTCTGATAAGTTTCTTATTGGCTTGAAAAGGCAAAGGATCAACTCTCTTAGCAAGTCCACATTGTAAATTGCCTTCAGTAGAAGCCATAACCTCAGTGGGAATTAAATCCGGGCCTATTTGATAAGCAAGAGTGCCATCACCTTCTTCAGCACTCATGGTTTTAACTCGCGTCTCCTTTCCAAATTCATCTCCTTTAAGCCTGGTGCCCTTCATCCCACCATCAACAACATCCGGATTGCCTTGGTGGGTGTCGGTTGTTTCTGGCGGTTCGGTGCATGCGACGGGTCGGCCATCAGACCACGAGCGGGAAACCCCTTCCTTGCCATCCATAAAAGCCATCATAGCCAAAGGAGCCCAAATACATAAGGACTGCTTCAGCTTCTCACTACAATCAATGAGTGACAGATGGTGGATAAAGGTTCCATGTGCCCGAAACTCTGATCCCTTCGCAGCAACAGAAGCAGCATGAACTGATCTTTCAACAGTGCCAACGGTCTTTGCTGAAATGGGTATTCTAACAACACGCTCATCAGGACTGGGCCTGAAATATTGATAACAGAAAACACCCCAGCCAAAAATGATAGAACGATAACAATAAAAATAAGAAGCGAGAATAGTAAACCCAAATAGCAGAAATGCAATATCATAATAATTCCTCTTCACATAATTGTTTTTGCATCTGCTGCAATGACCTGAAACCGGCAACTCATAGATCAAATGCTCTTCTTCCGAATCCACTTGCGCACGCTTGAGGTACTCCAACTCCTCAGCATAGCAGCAAGCACAGGGTGTGGGAATAACCGAACGGAACCGCGT